CCTAGGAAAAGCAATCTGCTCTGCTTTCATATCAAAAAATTCTTTTCTAAAATCTGCAACGAGTTTATGTAAATCTTTTTCTTGTTTACCCATTATGGTTTTGATTGCCTCTTTAATCTTAACACGGCAAACACCTGGTGTAGATGATTTAACTGCCTCAATACCCATGAGTTTTAGTTTAGGTTCTGCAAGTCTAACACCCTCCTCATCAAGAACATTTAACATATATCTTTTCTTTGCAACCCATATACCTTTGTCAGCGATTACTTCTCGTTTCATAACCATGGCATTTTTAAATGCGTTAGAATAATCAGCTAGTTCATCAAAACATTTTGCAATATATGGTTCTAGTTTATTCTCACAAACTTTATTTAAGAAGTCAACTATTTGTTCAGTAGATTTACCTTGACAAGTTTTTTCTACAAGTTTACCAAATCTCACATAGATTGAATCTGTATCAGACGCAACAATATAATCTACCTTATCTTTTGTCAATAAGATACCATTAAGATAATCGTTAACTTTCTTCTCTATAAATCTAATAATAAACTGGCCAGCAGTTGTAATACCACTTGCCTGTCGCACATCATAGTATCTAAAGTATTGATTACCAACTGCACCATAAGCTGAGTTCAAGGCAATCTTTTTTGACCATTGTATATTATGACATCTTGCAATCTCTTTTACAAGTTCAGGATTTTTAGTTCTCTCATATTGTTGTTTTGCCTTTAACATTCTTTTCTTAAATTTAACACGGTCATTGTACATCTTTTCCATCATTTCAGGTAAGAAACCTTGATTGTCATTTTTAAATTTTGCACCGTTAGGTGTTAAACAAGCACCCTCTGTTTTAAGATAATTAAGAGGCACTTTCATGTCTAACATTTTATTTACACTAACACCATGAGAAGACTCACCTATAATTTTTTCTGGCGATATATTATATTGTATGATAATATGTGGATATAGAGAGTTGATATCAAACGATACAATCCAATCATGGCCACCTAGTATTGGTTCTTTTACATAAGCGCCTTCATATTTTGTTTCTTTACTATGTTCTTCTCTTGGTGGCACACATATATTCTTTTGCATTAAATGGTTTGCAATCAATGTGTCCCATACTCTAACTTGTGAGAATATATCATCATAGTTTACTTTTGAATCATATGCAACGGTCAATGATAAATCAATTAGACCAAGTTTATCTTCTAATGCGTCAACAATCTCAACATCTTGAATATTATAATCTACAAATGATTGAAAATCTTTTGTGTAGAAATCTTTAAATGTATCATAAGGGTTTTCATTTTTAGATTTACCTAGTTCTAGTTCACCAATAAAGTCTAGTTTATAACTCTCTTGTCTTGTTGGTATAAACCATTTGTATAGGTCAAGATAATCTAACATACAGATACCATAGAGTTGATAGACGGTTTGAGGTCTACCTCTTACAGATATCTCTTCTCTATTGATTAGATTCCAAGGCGACATTCTATTTGCAACTTTATCGCCAGCCAATAATTTAATTCTATTCATCAAGTAAGGTAAATCAAAAAACTTGGTGTTCCAGCCTGTGATAACATCTGGATGATTCTTAATCCAGAATTTCATAAACTCAAACATCAATTGTTTTTCGTCTTTACATTTTACATAAGTTATATCAGTTCTATCTGTATGAAAATCACCAACACCCCAGGTAATAATCTGTTTATTAGATTGATTTTTTACCGTGATACATAATAGTTCTTCAACAGGATTTTCTACATCTGGAAAACCATTTTCACAAGTTGTTTCTATATCTAATGTAAATATTTTTATATGGTCTTTTGACCATTCTATATCTTGTGGATATTCTGTGCCGATATATTGATAGTGATATCTTTCAAGACCAAAGATAGGTGAGTTATCAGTTGCCACATCTCTTCTAAATTTACGAGCTGCGTTAATATCTGTAAACTCAATAGGTCTTAAAAACTGGCCTTGTAATGTTTTATATTGTGAGTGTTCTTGTGTTAGGGCGTAGAGAGTAGGACCAAAGTCTATTTTTTCTTTATAGTCTTTGCCATTTAGGACACCACGAATTAATAATTTACCTTTGTGTTCTATTACATTCTTATAAAAGTTCATGCTTTCTCAATTTCACCGTTACATTATTTAAATCATCATTTAATTGAATCTGACATGCCAACCTAGACACGCCTTCAATATAGTCTGGTTCATACTCTAATAGAGATTGTTCCAGAGAATTCTGTTTTATCTTTAACTTTTCCAACCATACATCATCTACATGAATATGGCAAGTCGCACATGCACATGAGCCACCACAATCTGCTGGTATCTCACGCAAATTTAAATCTTTGGCAGCCTCCATCAATGTGCTACCAACAGGCATATCGGTAGATATTACCTCTTCATCTCTTAAAAAATTAACTTTTACCATTAATTTGGTAATTTAGTTTCTGTTATAAGACCTTTGTTTGGTGTAAGTATCCTACTAGTATTCTGCTCGTAAGATTTTCTGATTTCATCTTTTGGTTCGGTCATAAAAACCACTTTGTCTTTAGCAACCTCAACTTTATCACCCTTCCCAAACGCATTGTATAAACTCATCATCAATTGTACCGGTTTACCAGGTCCCATTTGTTGAGGAATAATTACAAAAGGTTTATCTAGGGTAACTTTTTCTGAACCCTCATCAACTTTGGCAATCACATCTTCACCAGTTGATAATCTTATCACTTTCACATCACTCATATTATCTCCTAATCTAAACTATATTTAGTTGTAATCACATATTTTCTTTGTGGATTTACCATTACATTTAGTCGTTTCATAAATGCTCTGTCAAGTAAAATAGGTGTTCTATCTTCTCTATCATCTATGGTAAATTCTACATCTTTATAGAAACCACCAGCAAACTCAACATCAAGTCTTACAACATATCTTGTTTCGTCATAATCTCTCAAGCCGCCTACTGATATTTCTTCTTTTCTAATTATTTTAGATGTAATGGTTTTGTTTAACAAAGTCCATGTGATTTCGTTTCCTTTTATTTTATATTTGTCGGCATGAATTACAGGCATGCCAGAATTACCCGTATCAAATTTTGATACTAAATCACCAAACGGTTTTATGGTTAATATTTCTTTGAAACCACATTCCGTTGGCACCGTGTATCTGTTTTCTCCGTCGGCAAAATGATTGATAACATCTTTTGCGATATTCATTCCTGTTGCGTCCTCTATACCCTCTGTACCAGGTGAAGAGTTTACTTCAAGAAAATAAGGTGGTTCTTTATCTCTATTCTTACTTGGTATAAAGTCAACAGCAGTCCAATAACCACCAACTGCCTTAGCAGCTTTTAAAGTTTCTTCTATTTCTAATTCTGTTAATTTAATATTTTTAGGTTTAGAACCTTGCGATACATTTGACCTAAAATCTCCCTCAATAACTGGTCTTGCCATGGCAGCCAACACTTTACCACCTAAAACATGAGCCCTTACATCATAATCTGTTTTAATATATTCTTGTATTAATAAATCTGCGTCTTCATCTTGTTTATGAATTAATTGTACAATAGAATCTAAACCTTTTTCACTATCTACAAATAATACACCAACACCTTTACTACCTCGTAAGGTTTTCATAATCAGAGGAAACTTAATATCTGCCTCGGCAACTTGTTCATTTGCCTTCTCGGGGTCATTAATTAATTTTGTTTTTGGTTGTGTTAAACCATAATCTGCAAGTCTTAATGCTGTTCTATATTTGTCAGCACAAATGTTTATTGTGGTTCTAGGGTTGACTAGTGTAGCATTTGACCTCTCTAATATAGATACAAAGTCCATCCAACTATCTTTTCTAGTTACTGAACCTCGCACTATTGCAACGGTCATAGCGCCTACTTCAAATCCTTTCTTATCATCTTTGTTATGAAACTTACGGATACCGTCTTCATAGGTTGTATATCCACCTGTAAGTTTAAATAGATAATAAGGGTAGTTTAATTTTTTACACTCTTCTTGTAATCTGTCGGCAGTATGAAATTCTTTTGCGTTATCTGGCTCATCTGTAATAATTAACAGACGCAAGAATTTTTTGTCGCCTTTAGCTTCTGTTAGGTATTCTTTAAACTTGTGGACTTGCATTGTTACTTTCTTCTGGTTTTTTGCCTATGTTATATTTAGCAACCAGGTTCCATTCGTTTTTCTCTTTGAATGGTAAAACTTTTATTTGACTTAAAGGTGCTTTGTTTTCTACCATACTTATATTCACCACCTCTATTAAATTCCAGTCTTGAAGTAATAATGCTATTGTGTTTCTTCTTTGAATATCATTCTCAACTAATGTTGATTTCTTACCATCTAAAGCAAACAATTCTTTAAAATGTGTAATGTAATATTTGCCTTGTTTGTGTAAAATATGACACGATTGATAAAGTGTCTTATCTTTTCTTGACGCAACACCTATTCTTGTAAGTGTTTCTCTAACTTTTAAAAAGTCGTCTGGTTGTTTGATTGTAACTTCTAGCATATCACTAGACGACCAATTTGTAATCTCTTCACTCATTTTTTTCTCCCACCTTTTTTCAGGCCTAATTTTATTATATCAATTTGGTCATCTGAAAGTAGGTTAAGAGCTTCTTTAGCCTTTTGATTACTATAATCATAATACTCTTTTATTACTTCAAGGTCTTTGACTTTCTTTTGCGATAGCCATTTCCCACCAAATCGCCTTTTCTTTCTGATACTATTTATAAAATAGTGAAATTGCATACGCTTTGGTAAAAAATGTAGTCCGTTCATCTCATTACTATGCATAATTGTATCATAGAACATAGATAAGCACCTATTAATAATGAAAGGTGGGTATTTCTTTTCCCACATAACATCATCTGAATCTAAAAGTGGTTCTTTAGATTCATTTATGGCCTTTAAATAATCTTTTAACTCGTACATTATTTAAATTTACAATTGGCCATGATTTCCGTTAAACAAGCAACCATATTAATTTCTTGGTCAGCAACAAAAGCGGACTTATATTGATAACCTGCAATAATTAATATTGATTGTGGCAAAGATTGTGCCTGTAAAGAATTGTACATCAATTCATAAATGGTTGTAAACAATGATGAAGGCTCTTTGTCAAGATTGTTAATAACCCATTTACGCATGTCATTAAATCTTTTTTCTTTTAAGATTTTGACCAGTTCTTTTG